CGGCGGTGGTAGATAAGCTGGACGCAGCGGTTGCCCAGGGTATTGCGGGGTTCGATGGTTTTCTGGAACACGCTGATAAAGTAACCTTTTTTCGAGAAATTGCTGGTGTTGCTTCTGCTCTGTCAACTGGCAGTCGTGATTTGTTGGCTAAGTTGATTTCTGTACTGTGAAAGGGTGGTGATCCGTGGTAACCAAGAAGAAAACTGTATCCGGTGGGAAAATGAGTAAAGAGAACTTTCCCAAGGAAATAGCATCAAACCGGCAGATCAAACAGCCGGCAGTGGTAGAAAAGAAAGACCTGGTGAACAAGATGAAACTCAAACCTGAAAAGAAAGGGAAATAATCATGTCCGGTAAAAAGGAAATTATGCCGTTGAAGAAAAGCGGTATCAAAACGGATGCAACTGCCAAGGTTGCAAAGAAAGTTGAACATGACAAATCGGTGATTGGCACAACCAAACCTAAAAAGGGGTCGTTGCCGTTCAATCACAAAGCTGCCAAAAAATGACAAAACCATTGTGGAAGCGCACAGATTTAAGTGCAAATGAGTATCGGCTTCTATGGTTTTTGATTGATGTTGGTGGAATTGATTGCGTTGTGTGTAGTGGATGGATTGGTAAGGGTTCGGTTGAAATGGGCTTGCACCGAAGCACAATCTATCGGAACGTGAAAAAGCTGGTGAAGAAGGGGCTGCTGCGGCATGTTGGCGGCAAGGGTGGTGTGGAGTTCAACCTGTCAGGGTTTGACTCCACGCTGCCTGATGATTTTGTAAAACTCAAGGAGAGGGAACATGCTTGAATCACTTCAACATGAAAGAGATTTCAACCGGCAGCAATCGTGGTTGACACATTGGGAACGATTGAGGGACGAGGATGCCAAGGGAACATTTCTTGGAATGCTCAAAGTCAGATGGAATAACGGCGACCTTGATGCAAAAGAAGTTTTCTTAAAACTGATTAACCAATGGATTTCCGAATGATTTCTGAAGTACACCCAAAGATATTCGACATTGATAAGTTCTGGGAATTCTGCGCCACGCTAAGAATTGACACCAAAGAGCGCGGTGAAATTATTCTGACTCAGAACAACATTACCGGCACTCAACGGTATATGTTGGAAGAAATTGCCGAAGGGTTGAATCGCGGCATTCATACTTTCGTGATACTGAAAGGTCGTCAGGTGATGTGTACCACAATCTGCCTGGCACTCGATCTGTACTGGTGCTTCAAATATACCGGTATGTCTGGGTCATTGGTTACGCAAGATGAACCAACAAGGGATATGGTCAAGGAAACCCTTGAAATGTACATGGCCGGTCTGCCGATCAAATACAAACAGCCAATCAAGGCGCACAACAGAACGCAACTGATTCTGGGTAACCGGTCACGGTTTGCGTATCAGGTGGCCGGCACCCGCAAAACTAAAAATGGGTTAGGCCGAAGCAAGGGTCTGACTTTTCTTCACGCAACAGAGGTTGCTTTCTGGGGGGATGCAGATGGAATTGCTTCACTTGAAGCGTCACTTGCTGAGAGCCATCCTAACCGGTTGTTTATCTGGGAAACCACGGCAAACGGATATAACCATTTTAAAGATACTTGGGATGATGCGAAGGCGGCCTACACTCGTAAGGCAATTTTCATCGGGTGGTGGCGCAATGAGTTCTACAAGGTCAAAAAGGGAACAGCACTTTATGACGTATATCACGATGGTCGGATGACACCTTCTGAACGCAAGTGGGTTCGTGAGATAAAGCAGATTTACAACTTCGATATTGACGATGAACAAATCGCCTGGTGGCGTTGGAAGATGACTGAGGTTATCAAAGACGAACAGATGATGTATCAGGAATTCCCGCCTACCGAAGAATACGCCTTCATCGCTTCCGGTTCCAACTTCTTTAACTCGGCCAGAATGAGCGATGATATGAAACGGGCGAAGAAATTTGAGTACCATAATTTCCGGTTTGCTCTGCGTGACTCGTTTGAAATGACCGAGTTGGATGAATGTTCGGAGCGTATGTCTAACCTGAAGATATGGCAATTTCCTGCTGCTGGAGGTCATTATGTTATTGGTGCTGATCCTGCTTATGGCTCTAGTGAATGGGCTGACCGTTTCTGTGTTTCTGTTTGGCGTTGCTATGCCGATGGAATGGATCAAGTGGCTGAATTTAATACTTCTGAATGCAGTCCTTATCAGTTTGCTTGGGTTATCTGTTACTTGGCCGGCGCGTATAAAAACACCATGCTCAATCTCGAAATTAATGGCCCTGGCCAAGCGGTTTATATGGAAATGGAAAACCTGAAACGCACAGCTTCGCAAATGAGCAACGGCGCTGGCAAGGGTTTGATGGACGTTGTGGGTAACATTCAGAATTACCTTTACAAGCGGATTGACTCGTTCGGACTGCCTTCAGCGATTCATTGGAAAACCACATACGATACCAAAGAACGCATGATGAACTTCTACAAGGATTGCTTTGAGCGCGGCACTTCGGTAATTACAAGCACTGCGCTAATTGATGAAATGTGCAACGTGATTCGGCAGGATGGTTCTCTGGGGGCGCCTGGACGCGGAAAAGATGATCGCGTGATTGCGGCCGCACTTGCACATATCGCCTGGATTGACTATATTCGTATGCGTCTGGTGCCAGTTGGAATTACTAGAGCAAGTAGCAGAAGGCAGGATGACGCAACCAATGAAAATCCGGTGAACAACGTGGCCAAATACCTGAAGGAAAGAGGAATAGTCGCAACATGATGACCGAATACGATGATCAGTTTCAGTTGATACCGGTGGATGATTTGCGCCGGATGCTGGCTGAGTGCGTTGGTACTAAGTTGAAACTGTCTCCAGACAAGATAAGTGCATACGATATTCACAAAGAATGCCGTGTTCACCGCACTCATTTGCGGTACATCATCAACAATAAATCTGACAATACGGTGTGGGGTAAGACAAAACTTGGCCCGAAACTGCACCGAAGATTGTCCACTTTTATGATCAGGGTTCAGTGCGGAATGATCGAAAAGGTGGACGGAAAGATCATTTATCACAAAGAACCAACAAAACCGATGCCGATTGTTCGTAAGGTGGCACTTGGATTGGATGGTCCGAAGCTGCTGATAGGCCGTCAGATGGATAAACCACGGCTGATGCCCGATTTCAAAGACATTTTCCGCGTAAAACCAACAATTAACTTACCAAAATGGAAATAATATGGCCGTTATGAAAGATTACTCATGCAATGCCCACGGATATTTCACGGCATGGGAACCTGTTTGTCCCAAAGGTTGCAAGGGTGCGGGTATGATTCAGGTTGTTCACCTTCAGGCACCAAGTTTCAACAGTGCAAAAACAAAGAATCTGGACAAAACTATTCGCGGATTGGCCAAAGAATTTAACTTGACCGATATGAATAACAAAGACGGTCAACCGGTGAAACGTGTTGATCCAAAGGCCGGAGAAAGAGAAAAAGCCTATCAGGAATACATCAAGCAAAAGTTCGGTGATACTGGTTGGGCGCAAGTTCAGAAGGGCGGAATTCAGGATTTCACGAATGGCGGTAAAGTTATCGGTGGAAATGGCGGTACTGGTGCGGTTCAAACAATTCAGGGCTTTGGTGCAACACCTGGTTCAGCGTTAGGTAAAGATGACAAGGGCAACACTTCTGTTATCGGTGGGGATTATGCGATACCATTAAGTAAGAATATTCCTACAACCATTGCTGGCCAAGACAAAACCGAGATATAACAAATGAAAATACCTGATGATGACGTTGAAAGAGAAATGTTCTATACGGACTTGGTTCTGAAATGCCTTGCTTCCAAAGATGAACGCTCTCGGCACTATGCTTCACTGCGAAATTATTATCTGTTCGGTGGTGCCGAAGATGATAATGAATCGCCCTACAACAAAATATTTCCGCAGGTCGATCTGCTGACTTCGTTTCTGTTCAGTGCAGACACAACCAAGTTCGCAATTCATATCGGCGCCGATGTGCCGGCTATTGAAATTCCACGAATTAATGTTCTTTCAAAATCAGTGCATGACGCCTGGCTGTCATCGAATGCTGACATTATTTTCGGACAAGCGGTAACGTGGTCGCTGGTGTACAACACCATGATCGTCAAGCTGGTTGCAAAGAATGGTGAATTGCATCCGTTCTTGGTTGAGCCACAGTGCTTCGGTGTGCTTCGTGAAGATATTCCATTCATTGACCGGCAAGAAGCGATGGTTCATACCTACTACACAACCAAGTCTCAACTTGAAATTGATATTGAAAATCATCCTCACAAGGAAAGTATTATTTCAAGTCTGTCCGGTGAGAAAACAGAATTGGCTAATCCGTACTCAGGCATGGAAAGAATTATGGTGCTGAACACCATGCCGAATGTTTCCGGTAACGTGAATATTGATCTGACAGATCGGAACCGATTTATTCCAACCGTGGATGCAGAACTGATTGAAATGCAGGAGTTATGGGTATTTGACGACAAAATCAACGATTACCGCGTAGTTACCAGAGCTTCTAACAGAGTAACGGTCTATGACCGAAAGAATATTTTCTTGGAAGCGGAAGTTCCGTTCATTCAAATTTGTTCATCACCACTCTACAATTACTTCTGGGGTTCGTCTGAAGTAGATCGCATGACCGGTCTGCAAAAATGGCGCAACGAACGCATATCGCAAATGCGCCGGCTGCTGGCCAAGCAAGTTGATCCTCCGAAGTCATACGCCGGCATGGGTATTCCAGATGAAAAATTGTGGGCGCTGAATGAACCAGGCGGTTTCATGAATTCAAATGATCCAATGGGTAAGACGCAAGAATTTCCACCCGCCATGCCGCCTGATCTGTTCCGAGAAATAAACATGATTGATGAAATGTTCTCCGAGCAGTCCGGCTTGCAAAACCTGTTGATGGGTAAGGGTGAGTCCGGTGTTCGTTCCGGTCGGCAGACTTCAGAGTTGGCAAGGCTTGGTTCTGCTCGGATTAAGAAACGCTCACTGACGGTAGAGGATTCGCTTGAAAAAATGGCGACACTTTACTTAAAATTTCTTCAGGTATATGATGACAAGCAATATGTTGATAGCAATGGCCTGAAATTCTCGGCAAAGCAGTTCACAACAGATTACGTTGTCAAGGTAGATGGACACAGCAACAGTCCGTTGTTTGTTGAAGATCACAAGTCATTGGCTGAAGAACTGTTCAAGGCACATGCAATTGATCGCGCAAGATTGGTCGAAATGCTTGATCCACCAGGTAAAGAAAACATTCTGGTAGAATTAAAAGCAATCGAGAAGAAAGAAGCGGAAATGGCGGCCGCAAAGCAGAAAATGGAAGCGGAAATGCACCAACAGAAAAAAGGTGTACCTTCTGCGCCACACGGTAAGTAGTACGGTATGGCTGAGTTCCGGTCAACTTGGCCCCTTTAAATGGAGGTTGTTATGGCTCGCAAGCATAAACGCGGTAAACGTAAGTAATTTTACTTACCAATGGCCCCGTCTCGGGAAGTCAATCAGCCTATGAAAGGAGTTTATCATGGCCCGCAAACATCGTAAATCTCGGAGATAAGACGTTAATCGTCTTATTATCTGATACAATGAAACCCTAGCGTCAGATAGGGGATCAAAATGGAACAGCTTACACAAGCAGAACTAAAAAAACATTTCTGGTACACCGAAACAACAGGTGTATTCATCCGAAAATACAAAACCCACGGTAGAGCAGGATTTTGTCCAAAAGGTAGTCCGGTTGGATGGCTTCGTGGCGGCTACATCATAATGAAAGTCAATGGTAGGGAATATAAGGCACATCAGCTTGCTTGGCTCTATGTGTACGGCGAATTTCCAAACTGCCCACTCGACCATAAAAACACAATAAGTTGCGACAATAGAATTAAAAATCTAAGAATACTGACTCCGGCCCAAAACTCTCAAAATATGTCAAAGCCACATAAAGATAGTAAATCTGGATTTTTAGGAGTTTCTTATATAAAATTGAAAAAAATATTTAGGGCCGAGATAATGACAAACGGAAAACGTCTTTACATCGGAGAGTTTAAAACAGCAGAAGCAGCAGGGGCCGCGTACTTGGAAACAAAGAAAAAGCTACATACACTTGCGTTCGTAGCTCAGTCGGATTAGAGCAATACCCTTCTAAGGTATAGGCCGCTGGTTCGATTCCAGCCGAACGCACCAGAACTGTTGAATGTACGTCAGAGCAGACAACAGATTAAATTGTTGTAATTTATTTGCACAAAAGATTTTTTAGTAATATGATGCAGAAAATTAACAAAGGAATCTGACATGAATCCATTAGCATACGGTGGCTCAAACATAGGAACAGCTCGTGAGCAGTTGTTTTACTACGATGCTCTAGTACACGGAATTCGCAGAGTTATTGCGCTCCAGTTGCAAATTAATGTCAACTCAGCTAACACGGATATCATCGTTCCACTGAATTTACTTCCTGGCGCAAACTTCATTGTTCGCCAAATCAATTTCAACAATGCTTCAATTTCACTGACCACAGCAACAATCGGCGTATTTACGGCGGCTGCTGGCGGCGGTACAGCGATTATGGCCAATGCGGCACTTTCTTCTCTGACTGCGCCAACCGTGAACTTTGATGCAACCGTTTCTGCTGCTGCACAAGCCCTGGTTCTGAATCAGGCAACACTGTCAAATCCCAACAACTTGTATATTCGCGTAGGTACTGCCCAAGGTGCGGCGGCCACGGTGGATTGCTATATCTGGGCTGATGTACTCCCGTAGCCAAAGAGACAACATGACAAACTATATCCGCACAAAGAAACCATTTTGGGATCGCGTAGAAATACGGGGTGAGGATGACTGCTGGAATTGGCAAAACAAACTGTATCGTGGATATGGTCATTATACGGTTGCAAAAGGAAGAAAACCATTCGGTGAAAACCAAGTTGCAGCATCTATGAAAAATGAAGATGCAAAGTATGCTCGTTTGCTTTATTGGGCAGAACAACGATCAGTAAAAGAAATTTCTGATTTTTTCAAAGTTTCTTACAGTATTATATGGAACATCGTGAATAACAAATCTTACAAAAGAGTTCCTGTATGATTCCACAAGACTTGATGAATGTTGTGAGTGGTGGAACCAACGGGCCGAAGCCGATGCCGGCCGGTGCAACCGGTGCGCCACCAGCACCGCCAAGTCCAACAAGTAATTCGCCTGTTTCTGCTCCAATGAGTACGCCAGAACCAAAAAAAGGCGACAAGCAGAACGCAATGATCAATGTCAGTCTCGCTCAAGATTTGCTGGAGCAAACTTTGCCGGCTCTCGGTTCTGAAACAGAAGAAGGCCGGATTATTTTGAAGGTTTTAAGCACTTTGAGCGAAAAATTCGGTGAATCAACCCGTAAATCGAAGGATTTGGTTCCTTCAGAACTGATGCAACTTATGCACAATTTACCTCAAATGGGCGGTATGTCGCCTGAAATGAAAGCATTACAAGGTGGTGCCGGTGGTTCGCCACCAAAACCGCCAATGCAACCGGCTCCCACCCCCCAACCCCCAATGCAATAGGAGAAAATCATGGCAGATAACACTTTATTTAAGCCCCGCAATGCCCCAATTCGCAAGCCAACAAGCAATGCGAAAGACAATGGCCGCATTGTGAATCCACCACGCTTTTCGCAAATCGGTGGACTGAAGGCCGGATCAGTTTTTGAAGATCACTTTAGCCTGAAAAAGCCAGGCGATACAAAGTGAAATTAATTTAACCACGTCAGGGGAGAACTAAAATGTCACTCGAAGGTAAAAGCGCAGAAGAAATTGCATCATTGGCAGAACTGGCCATGCAATTGTCGTCAAATCCGAAAACACGGTCTGGATTTTTGCAACTGTCAAAAGTGGCAAATCCAGAAGCAAACATACCGGAAATTGATATTCCGCTTCAGTTCAAATCGGCACTTGATCGCGGTCAAAAGCGGATTGAAGATTTGGAAAAGCAGTTGCAAGAAGATCGCCTTGAACGCAGCATTGAATCAAAGCGTAAGTCTCTGATCAACGGCGGCAAGGCATCACGCAAAGACATTGAAGCTATCGAAAAGATCATGGTTGAAAAACACATTCCTGATCACGAAACGGCAGCAGAGTTTTACGCTTTACAGCAAAAATCGGCAGAACCAACCCCCGATGTAACACTTCAAAAAAATCTGAAGGAATCAACTCGCCCACAGATGGATTTGAAACCGTTTAACGGCAACATCAACGATTGGGCAAGAAACGCAGCAAAGGCCACTTTGGATGAACTGCGCGGCAAAGGCCAAATCAAAATTTAATTTTTAAAAGGAGATCGAAATGATCGGTACAGGTATAGTTCCTAGTGGGAATATTGCAACAGAATTAACGGCTGTGACCCGCAGGGCGTTCGTGCCAAAGCTGGTCGTTCAACTCTACAACTCGACACCATTGCTGGCGGCTCTGCTGTCCAATGCTCAACATGCTTCAGGCGGTGTGAGCGCGGTTTCGGTTCCGGTTCAAGGTGCTTCGTATGTTCAAGGCCAATGGACTGATTATTCTGGTGCATTCAATCAACCTTCTACTCTGCAAGGCTCGTACCTTTCAGAATTCAACTTGAAGGCCATGATCGTTCCGGTTCCATTCCTCGGTATGGAAGCTGCTGTTCAGTTGGATTACGCTGTAATTCCTCTGATCGAAGCCCGTATGAACGATGCAACCAACGTCACGTGCGATATGATGGCAACAGCGTTGTACAACAATACAACCAACTTGCAAGCATTCATCGGTCTGCCTGGTGCGATTGATGACGGTACAAACATGGCCACATACGGCAACATCAACCGTGTAACGAATACATGGTGGAAGTCGAAAACATATCTGGCCGGCTCAGTGAACCCAACTCGCCAAAACGTGTTGCAGTACATTGTGGGTGTGGTCAAGAATGCGGCTGAAAAGCCAACTTTCGGTGTAATGGGAATGGGAACTTGGGCGTTGCTGGCACAAGATTTTGTTGGTCAGGAACAGTTCAACATCACTTCCGGCAGTTCGTTCGATGGTTCAGATGCAAACGGCCCACGTTCGGCATTTACTGCTCTGATGGTAGCTGGTGTTCCGATCTATCCTGATCCATACTGCCCAGAAGGTCTGCTGTATCTGCCAAATTCAAATTACATGAGTTTGTATATCCATGAACAGGCATCATTCGCCTTCACTGGATTTGAATCAACTCTGTCGAACTGGCAGTTGGGTTATGTCGGTGCGCTGCTGACTATCGGTGAATTGGTTGTGACCAAGCCGAAAGCAATGGGCCGCGTATCTGGCTTCAACAATATTACTTTATAGTGTAAAATACGCACATCTATAACTTTTTAGGTGTGCTATGAATATTCAGCAAAGAATTGAAAAAAAGATAGAAAAAATTCCTGAGTCGGGATGTTGGATTTGGACTGGTACGTTAGGGCATTTTGGATATGGCGTATTGAAATTTGATAAAAAAAATCATTACGTTCATAGGCTTTCATATAGTTCTTGTTTTGGTGAAATACCTGAAGGAATGTGCGTATTGCATAGATGTGATATTCCTTCTTGCGTTAATCCACATCACTTATTTTTGGGAACTCGTAGAGATAATAATCTCGACATGAAGAAAAAAGGACGTGATAAGAGAGTAGGAAGGCCAACAGGTATCGAGGGATTACGAGGGGAATCATGCCCAACGGTTAAACTTCGAGAAGAAGATGTAGTGTCAATTAGGTCATCTGATCTTTCGACAATGGATTTAGCCGTAAAATTTGGTGTTAGTCAGTCTAACGTTTATCAGATAATAAACCGCATCACTTGGAAACATATTTAGGAGAATAAAATGGGAATTAATACAATCGGTTACGGCTTAAAAAGTCTGGCCAACCCTTCTACCTCGGTCACGTTGCAGTCCGGTATGGGGCAAATTCTGCCAAACGGTCAGTATATCGTAATGCCTGGTAAATACACTTTCGTTCAATGGTACGATCCAGTATCAATGACTTGGAAGAATATGCAAGGCCCAGTACACGGTAATCCATACGTTCTGCAAAGCGATGGATACAACTATCGTCTGTTCAATCCAACCGGAACTATCGTAGGTGGCGTTGTAACCAACGGCGGTACAGCCAATACAGCGAAAAACGGTATCTGGCCGGCAGGTTCGTCAACCGTTACCGGTGTGACTGTAACTCCTGCTTCCGGTGTGGCCACATTCAATGCGATTGTAGGCGGTGTGGTTTCATCTTCTGCTCCGACAATTACAGCCGGTGGACAGAACTATGTGTTCCCACCAATCGTCACATTCAGCAATCCTCCTGCTGGCGGTCTGGTCGCTACTGGTTACGCTACTGTCTCAGCGGGCGCGGTAACTTCGATCACCATTACCAACCAAGGCGCAGGTTACACTTCTGCTCCAACCATCACACTGACAACAGCGTATGGCGATATCGGTTCCGGTGCTGCTGCCACAACCGTTCTGGATACTGTAACCAATACCGGTAAGCTGGTTGCTGTGACTATGGCCAACTGGGGTCAGTCTTACACCACAGTTCCTGCTCTGACCATTGCTGGTCTGGCCGGTTCTCCTGCTGTGACTGCAATCATGTGCTTTGCCGTTACAACAGCACCAACTGCAACCGGTGCAACCAACTTGGGTAACGGTTCTTTGGTTTATTTTGGTGCTGGTTTGACTGCTGGTGCAAACACCACAACCAACCCTGCCTATACAACAGGTCTGTTCACTCCACGTATCGGTTATTCGGCATACAGCACTTCAGCAACCTTGGCAGGTATTTCAATTATTGACGGTGGTTTGAGTCAGATTGATTCTTCCAACTTGGCTGTTGTTGCTGCCACATCGAACGGTACTGTTGCGGGTGCAACAACCTTCGCTTCAGGTACATCAGGCGGTGTTACAGATCAGAGTTTCGTCATTCCGATCTAATTTTTTAAACTTTTTTGATAGGGCTTATCATGTTACGAGTAACCAACAACAACGATTTTGATTTGATTGACAGATTTGATGGGCAGGATTATTTATTCCCGAAAGGGAAAACGGTACGATGCCCTGATACTGTCGCGGCGCATGTTTTTGGTTTAGGTGACCCTGATAAGAAGTCCTATCTGATCAGACAAGGGTGGCTTCGTTCATCATCTTCTGTCGATACTGCAATGGCGATTTTGGATAATTTCGCTTTTGAAAGTGTCGTTGAAAAGCACGATGAAGAATTTGCCCTGATCGAGCAGGGATCAAGCCCCTCTGCACCAGCAGAACCCGAAGAAGAAGTGCCGGCTGACGACGGTGTGACTTCTTCGGGAACTGCACCCAAAAAGGGCAACATGTTAAAACGACTTCAACCGGCTTAAGGCGTATGAATGCCAACTCTGCAAAACTACATCACAGAGACACAGCGGTTACTTCACGATGGATCAGCGCAATATTGGACAGTTTCCGAGCTAACTGATTACATCAACGAGGGAAGGAATCAGGTCGTTTGCGACACAGGCGTTAATCGTCTGCTTCAAAAAATATACCTTTCATACGGTGTTGAATCTTACGGTTGGAGTGCGACCGGTGCCGGCGTGACCGGCGCCATTGTCACTGCTGGCGGTTCTGGTTACAGTTCAAATACGGTTGCGGCAATTACTGGCGGTGGTGGAACAGGCGCTACGGCTTCTGTGTTGCTCTCTGGCGGCGTTGTAACCGGAATTGTGATGACAAACCCTGGCACAGGGTACACAAGCGTTCCTACGCTCAATATCACTGATTCTGGTGGTGGTGTGAATGCCCATGCAACTCCAAGCATCATTTCAACAAGCACCATTGATATTCTGAATGTGTCGATCATCTGGGGCACTCAGCGAATTGCGATGGATTACTTGCCGTGGACACCGTTTAATTCAAGAATGCGCGTGTGGAACCAAATTTTGTCACGGCCAGGAATATTCTCTGTTTATGGTCAGAACTCATTCTTTCTCGGACCGATACCGGATCAGTATTATTTGGCTGAATT